ACGACACAAGAGGAACTAGAGCTAGATGGGATAACAGAAATAAAGAAAATTTTTACTAATGGGAGATTATAAGAAAAAAAACGGAACGACTAGAGTAGGTGACTTTCTAAGAAGCATTAACTTTAGTAAAGCTATAGAGGTTATAGCTAAAGTAACTTCTGGAGACATAAAAGGAGCTATTAAGGAACTTTCAGAGAACTCTAGTGAACTAACACAAGAGCAGAGAGAAGTGGCCTTAGAGCTCGTTAAATTAGATATGAAGGCTCAAGAGGACGTAACTAACCGCTGGAGATATGATATGGAGTCGGACAACTTCTTAAGTAAAAACGTGAGACCTTTAGCTCTTATATTCTTAACAGTAGCGACTGTACTTATAGCTATCTCTGACTCTATGAGCTGGGACTTCAACGTAGACTCTGGCTGGGTTGATCTGTTAAAGACTTTACTTATAACAGTATATACTGCTTACTTTGCTGGCCGTTCGTTCGAGAAGTATAGGAAACTATAACCTTGTAAACATCAAAAACAGAAGGAGTTAAGTGAATAAAAAACTTAGCTCTTTTTTTTGAGCATAGCTACCCTGTGATACGCTGAAACTTAGACGACTTCTAGGTTAAAGAAAACTTCTACAAAGTACACTTCTACTAAAACCTACTTCTTAAGTGGCACTACTTCTATGAAGGTAGCTTCTTATGTAGTGAATTAGGTTTGTTTGAAGTTAAATCTAAGAAACTTAGGCAAAGTTACGAAAAATATTTGACATATGCAAAATAAATAGCCTGACAATGTGTCAGAGACATTTTTTATTGTTTTTAAATAAAGAACCCCTCTTAAGGTTTTTATTTGCCCAGTCACTTTAGGGGGTTTTTGTGGCTGGGTTTTTTTTGTTATGGCTAGAAAGGTAAAAGTAAAGACGTTAAAGGCTAAGCTGGATAAGATATTCAGTGAGTATATACGTAGGCGTGATGTAGACAATCATACTGGCTTTGGTAAGTGTATAGACTGCGGTAGAGAGACTCCATACGCAGAAGGAGATGCTGGCCACTTTGTAGGCCGTAGACACCTATCAACTAGATGGGATGAGGAAAACGTACATTTCCAGCACAGATACTGTAATAGATTCCTTAACGGCAGACAGTATGAATACGGTAAAGCTCTAGGTCAAGATAAGGCTGACGAACTTGTACAAAAATCTCATAAGATCGCTAAGTTTGATGCTACACACCTTCAATACCTTATAGATATATATAAAGAGAAATTATCTGATATAAAGAAAAAACAATCGTTTTAATTTGGTAGTTTCATTTTATTTATGTACATTTGTATTAAATAAAGTAAAACAATGAGCTTACTAATAGGCTTCGCTTACATAATACCATTAATATTCACAACAGCTACGGCTTGCTTTCTGTATAGAGAGTTCGCTTACAGCAACTTGTCTTTAATAGTATTTTTGGTTTTTGTATGGGATGTTTGCACTGCCGTTTTCTGGTACGGTGTACTATTCTGTATGGTAGACAGGGTCGACTTGTTTCAAGTTGGAATACTAGCCAGCTTCTGTGTATCAATACTAGTTAGAGCCTTTGCTTTACTTACAAATAAAACCCATTATGACAACAGATAAAAACGTTTACAGAGAGAGAGCTTATAACAAAGCTATAGCTAACATAGAGGAAGCTAAAAGACGAATAGAGAAAAACGAAGGTGAGATAGAGGGCCATTGCGTCACTATGATAAACGAGGAACTTCTACAGGTCACTAAACGCTCGTTAGATGCTGACCTAAAGACTTGGAGCTATATACTAGAGGCTCTAGAATTATACGACTTCATTAAAAAATAATATTTTTTTTAAAAAAAACTTGCATAGTAAATTTATTATGCGTATGTTTGCACTATAATTATTTCAAATATGAACATCAAAGAAAAACTATCTAAAATTCAGCAAGAGCTAAAAGTTGCTAAGAGCCGAACCAATAAGTTCGGAGGTTACAAGTTTCGCTCTGCTGAGGACATCCTTGAGTCACTAAAACCATTTAACGCTAAGTACGGTGTAATGTTTTCAGTAACTGAGGAACTAGTATCTGACGCTGTCATTAAGACAGAAGCTACTATCTTTGACGTAGAGAGTGGTATGGGTCATTCAGCTACAGCTATTGTAGGTGTTGACTTAAATCAAAAAGGTATGGCCACCGCTCAACAGTATGGCTCTGCTTCTAGCTACGGCAAAAAGTACGCACTCGGAAACCTTCTATTAATTGACGACACAGCAGACGCTGACGCAACAAACACCCACGGAAAGGGTAAGCCAGCATTAAAGGCCAACACAGATGCGTTTGTCAAGGCTGTCCAGTTCGTTAAAGACGGCGGTTCAATAGAACAAATCGAGGCTAAGTATGACGTAAGTGCAGACGTCAAAAAGAAACTTGCACAAAGTTTAGTTTAATAATAATAATAAACCCTTAATATAATGGCTACATTAGTAACATTAGGTCTTAATAAAGACAAAATCCAGTTCAACGATAAAGGTTGGGCTAACATCACAGTAAGCATTAACGATGACACTAACCAGTATGGGCAGAACGCAGCAGCGTCTATCTCTCAGACTAAAGAGCAGAGAGAAGCTAAAGAAGCGAAGGTCTATGTAGGTAACGGCAAAGTAGTCTGGACAGATGGAAACATCAACGTAGCGGATAAGGTAGAGCAAGGAACTGTCGCTTCTGAGCAGTCTACCGCTGGACGTGAGACACCAGACTTGCCATTCTAATCAAAGTATTAAACGAAACTAAAACCTCTCTTTTATGATAGCTACAGTAAAAAACCTTAAAGAAAAATTAATGGACGTTAAGTATGACCGCATAGAACAAGGTCTAGGTCTTAACATCCCAGAGGTTGACGAGTGGCTAAGATTCAAGAGAGGTGCGTTTAATATATGTATAGGGCACGCCAACACTGGTAAAACTACTGTCATCTTGTATCTATTGGTAGCGTATGCTATGAAACACGGCTTAAAATTCTTGATTTTTTCAAGCGAGAATACTGACTACAGTATCGCACGGAAGCTTATAGAGTTCAAAACAGCTACGCCTATCCAACAGTTACCAGACTCAGTAATTGAATCAGAGCTCGAATGGGTCAACGAACACTTTAAAATCATTCTAGTAGAGAAAATCTACACAGCTCGAGTATTAATGAGCGAAGCAAAAAAGATTAAAGAAGTTTTCGACTTTGACGGCCTATTGGTAGACCCTTATAACTCACTAGCTAAAGACCCTCAGCTATTACGCTCTGTAGGTGGTCACGAATACGACTATCAGATAGCTTCTGAGTTTAGATTATTTTGTAAAGAGAATAACGTATCTATGTGGCTAAACTGCCACGGTGTTACAGAGGCACTACGTAGAAAGCACCCATCAGACCACGAGATGGCTGGATTCCCTCAACCTTGCTCTATGGCAGACGTTGAAGGAGGAGGTAAGTGGGGAAACCGTGCTGACGATGTAGTTTCAATTCACAGATATACTCAGCATCCTGAGAGATGGATGTACAGTGATATTCACGTAGTAAAGGTAAAGGAGACAGAGACTGGCGGTAGACCAACACCCCTAGACTCACCTATCTCGATGAGAATGATGCCAGCTAACTGTCAATTCACTGTCGCTGGAGTCCCTGTGATACAAGGCTCTGTAAAAGTAGATACTAAACTAGAATTTTAATGTTAACATTAGGAATTTTAATACTTGTATTCTTAGCGGTATATATATACCAAACGAATGAGAATGCAGCAGTACGAGTGAGCTTCGTTAAAGGCTTAATGTTTGGCTTTGTATTTGGTGAAGTCGAAATAGAGGAAGGTGTGACTGGTTACCACTACCAGTTAGGATTTGCGTTTGTAATTTTAACAATAGATTGGTATGTCGAAGTATAAAGCTATAGAGTTATTGTCAGTACATCACTCTGACTTCATTGACGCAGCTAAGAGTTTAGCTGGTAACAATTTCAAGGTGAGAAACTACGCTGAGGACTATGTTCAGGAAGCTTACATTAAGCTACTAAGGTATGACGATTTGTATGACAAAATAGTAGACGGAGAGAAGGCTAGTAAAGGATATATGTTTTTCACACTGCGGTCTATCATATTTAATGACCTCAAGAAAGTTAGAGAGCCTAAATACAATCACGTAGGAGACCAGTATGATATGGACTACTGTTTCGAGCTTATAGACGAGGGTATCGACCCTAGTATAGAAGCTATAGAGTCCCTTGAGACTAAGATGTACGAGGTGCTGAAGGAGAGCTCAGAAGATTGGTTCGACTACGAACTATTCAGGAAGTACTTAAAGACTGGTAAGTCATTCAGAGTATTGGCTGAGGAGAGTGGTCTAGGTATCCAAACTATCTACCTATCAATTAAAAAGAGCAAGCTTATAATAGCAGATAAACTGTACGAAGATTACGTTAACTATATAAAAGGAAACTACAATGGCTAGAAAAACAGGATTTTACACGGCTTCACTAGATAAGCCAAAAATAAAGAGAAAAGGAGTTCACTCCAAAAACGCTAGTAAAAGTCAAAATAAGTATAAAAAACCCAACAGAGGACAGGGTTCTAAAAGATAAGGATATGAATGTTTCACTATTAGCTCAAGCTACTGACGGAATGACCGCACACGCTCAAGCTATATATAATAAATAAAAAAATGGATATTAATAATAAGGTTTTTGAATTACACGATGAAGGCTTCAAGGCTGGTAAGATAGCACAGAAGCTTAGAGTTAAAAAAGCAGTAGTTCTAGATATACTAGGAGAAGCTGACAACAAAGGTCTAGGTGACACTATTGAGAAAATCACTGAGGCCACTGGAATCAAAGCTGTAGTAGAAACTGTAGCTAAGGCTCTAGACTCTGATTGCGGATGTAAAGCTCGCAAGGAGACGCTAAATAAATTGTTCCCTAACAGAAAGCTCAATGACTTATCTGAGTCTGACTATGACTACCTAGATAAGTACTTCGCTGAAAAGAGACACTCAGTCTCGTCTAAGGAGCAGAAGGAGTTGGTTAGAATTTACAACGATATCTTCAATGCTAAGAGAGTTGTGTCCAATTGTTCTACGTGTGTAGCTAGCGTAGTAAGAGAACTTAAACGTATATACGATGCAGCTAACAACTAAGAAGCTAAAGAAGCTAAGCTTAACAGAGCTCACTAAGATTGCTGACCAGTTTGCCACAAAGCTACAGTGGCTACATTCTACTGGAAAGAATGAGACAGAGCCTGAGAAGTACAAGAGAGTAGCTCTAGAGTTATATCACGTCTCTGAGATTATAGATGAGAAGGAAGCTCTAAAATCTAACAAAAAGTTTAAGTATAATTAATTTTTTTAACAAAGGGCTTGCGTATGTCAATTATTTGCCGTATGTTTGCCCTTTAAATATAAACAAATATGTCAGAAATTAGACCACGATTATCAGGTAAAAGAAAAATTAACTTCGAGTTCTTTAATCAAAAAGAAAGCCGAGTTCTAGTCATTGGTGACTTACACGCTCCCTTTGACTTAGATTCATACTTCGACCACTGTGTTGAGGTTTATGAGCGTTATAACTGTAATAGAGTAGTTTTTATTGGTGATGTCATTGACAATCACTACAGTTCTTATCACGAGACTGACGCTAACGGAATGGGAGGCTCTCAAGAGCTAGAGCTGGCTATTGATAGGCTCAGACGTTGGTATCACCGTTTTCCAGTTGCAGATGTCACTATAGGTAATCACGATAGAATCATTATGCGTAAAGCTCAGAGCTCAGCAGTCCCTACTAAGTGGATTAAGGAGTACAAAGAAGTACTAGAGACTCCGAAGTGGAACTTTGTAACTTCTGTAGATATTGACGGTGTACACTATATCCACGGAGAAGCTGGAACGGCTAGAACAAAAGCTAGAGCAGATATGCGTTCTACAGTTCAGGGCCACCTACACACGCAAGCCTATACAGAGTACTATGTAGGAGCTAACAGCCGTATCTTTGGGACTCAGGTCGGATGTGGTATTGACTTCTCTGCGTACGCTATGGCCTACGCTAAAGCTGGTAAGAAGCCAGCTATCGGATGTGCTGTAGTTTTAGGAGGTCGCACGGCTATCAACGAGTTAATGGTTCTTTAATTTTTAAATTCAATATAATGAGATTATTTTTATCAATATTTTTAGTTTTAATTTTAGTTACATCTTGCGAGAAGGATGTACAGTGTGAAGATGGTTTAGTTACCTATCAGAAGGTAGATGTTCAGTATGCTAGCTTTTTTAGCTTCTCAAGTGAGTCTACTATAAATCTAGGCGGTATGAATGGAGACGTTAAGCTTATTCCAGCTAACGCTACTGACGGAGTCATCTACTCTACTGGTGACGTTAACCTCAATGGAAACAAGTTGACACTTAAGAATGTCACTTTAATTGTGACAGGAAACCTCAATGGAGGCGGAACTGTGGCTACAAGAGGGAACGGAGTTCTTTGTGTAGAGGGTAATATCCAAAATAATCCAGACTTATCCAACGCTACAGTGGGATGTGACACTATGTCTAACGATAAGCTCACTACATTCGAGCAGTTAGGTACTGACTGTGACTTGGGTTATGTTAAGTACGTTGACGGAGTTATGTTTAAAGCGGTTAAATTTCAGTCTATATAATATGTGTGATAAGTGTCATAACTATACGGAAAAGACCACTGATGAAGTTGCTGAGTACTATAATGAACTCAGCCAGTGGCACGGCAAAGTTGATGTAAACGAGATGGAAGTAGAAGCTGAGGAGGTGTTAAGCAAACACGCAAAGCGTAAAGCTCAGCCAGTTTTCTCTGGAGTTCTATCCTACTTTCCTGACGCAATTAAATACATAGGTTATGTTAGTAAGGTTGGTAATGACCAGCATAACCCAGACCAGCCACTACACTGGGACAGGTCTAAGTCTCAAGACGAGCCAGACGCTCTAGTTAGACACTTAATAGACCACTCAGTTGACCCTATGGATGACGACGGCATTCTACACGCTGGTAAGGTCGCTTGGAGAGCTCTAGCTCTATTACAGAAACATCTAGAGAGAAACCCTCAGTAACTAGATCGCCCTCTTAACGGAGGGCTTTCTTATTTATAATCAATATAAATAGTAATAAA